CCTAAGTGCTTTTGTAAGAGCTTCATTAAACTTCTTAGGAAATGTGAAACCTATATATCTTCCAGCAATTTCATAGAAAGGAAATATAGGTTTATAGTTTACTGACTTCTTAAAACCAATTATAAGTTTAGGTTTACCATCTTTCTTAGCTCTTTCAAAAACACCATCTACGCCACCAATATTACCAAAAAATTGCGCTTTCTTTTTAATCAAACCACTCTTTTTACCAGTAATGTTTCCATACTGATTCAACCTTGCGTTTTGTTTAAATGGTATCGGTATGTTCTTGCCTGTAGTTCTAGTGCCACCAAATACTAAGAACTTCATAAACTCACTAGCCCAATCAAAGAAACCAAGAGTGCCATCTAATTTCTTTTTATTAGCAGCTTTTCTATAAAATGCTTTGGTAGTTCTTTTCATAGGTCTATCAAGTCTTTTGTTCATTTCTCTACCTAGAACACCATCAAGACCTTTGCCTTTTGTTCTACCCATACCAAGTGTTTCATTTATAGCAACTGATGCAGCAAATGGTATTTGTTGTCTTTCAATAATATTTAGTTGCTTAACAACTCTGTTTATATTTGTTTCAATTTTAATATCCATATTTATTCCAATGTGATTTAGCTTTAAATTTTAGACCTAACTCTTTTGCTTTTCTTCTAACAGTAGATGGGTGGCATCCTAAAGTCATAGCAACATCGTGTGAAGATTTACCTTGTTTAATCTTTTCTTTTAATTTGTCTTTGTCTATTTTCATTTGTTCACCATTAATTGATAGACCATTAATAATATAATACCAACAAGTGCATAAAAACTAATATCCATTATAGGTTCTCGTAATGTTCAATAAGTTTATTTATATACCATATAGCTTTCTCTAAATCCTGTATGTTGGCATCTTTGAATTTATGTCTATGTATGTATTTGATTGCTGATCCCTCTAAGTATGCTGGAAAGTCTTTACCTAATTGTTGCTTGATATAATCTATTGCTTCAACACCACCTTTATTATAATGAGGTGGTTTATTTACTAAGTCTATCATTTGCTTTTCTCCTTTTAATGATTTCTCTTTTGCATTTGATTCTAATTTTTGGATGTCTATTATTATCATTAGCTATTGTTTCAAGTTCTTCTTGCTTAGTAGCGTGTAAGTAAAAGTGTTCTGTAGTTGTCTTACCTGTTTGTCTATTATATGTCTTAACACTTTTCTTTAGTTTTGTTGGCACTTTTCTTATCCTTGTTAAATATCTTATCCCAATTCTTATCTATTTTCTTTTTATTTTCAGGTCTACGCTTACTACCTTTTCCCATAAGTTATCTTCTCAAAATTTACTTCTTTACTTAGTTTGGATAATAAATGTTTAGCATCCATAAAGTCTTTTGGTATGCATCTTAGTAATTCTTCTACACTAAATATTGCTATATCTTTTTCTTGTTTATGTATTTTAACTAACAATGGTTTTTCTTCATCAGTATCACAAACCAATATATTCTTATTATCAAATAAGAATGATCTCGCATTTGGTTGTAATTGTGCATAACCACTACTTTCTAATTTTATATTAAGTTGCTGCAATGCTCTATTCATCATCTCAACTCTTGTTATTTTCTTTTGTATAGATTCAGACTGTAAAGATTGTTTAAGTATCATCTCTGCTCTACAAAACTTAATCTCAAAATCTACACCTACCATTTTAAAGATTCTTTTCCTATTTCCCCATTTAGCATAAGTTTCTGATTCATAAGTGCGTAATCCCTTTAATTTGTCTTTTAGCTCATTATCTAAATATGTATTTGGTTGGTTCATAATACTGTAATCTTAGTTGGTTGGTGGTTGGTTGTATAAGAAATACAAACCAAACCAACCATCTTTCTATTGATTTTGCCAAAAAACCCAACCAAAAACCAACCAAAAACCGACCAAAACCCAACCAAACTGTTCATACCTCATTACCCCAACAATCCCAACCTTTTACCTTTTCTCTTGCAAATAGTTCTATTCGTGGTAAATCTCCTACAAGTTCTACTATTTTATCTCTTACTTCATCAGGTTTTTTACTATGTCTTTCTATTGGAGTGTCAATAATGCTATGAACACCTGCATTTATTCTTTTTGGTTTACCTTTAGTTGCTATCAAACATAATTCAGCATTTGCTCTTGTCCATGTACCCATACCCCAAAACCAACTATCTTTCTTTTTATTTTTTTTAACCCAAGTAAATCCACAAGTTTTATATTCAAAACCCCATGATTCAATAACTTCCATTACTTCATTTAATTTAGGCATTGTTATCCATAAAAACAAAATGCAATTATTAGCAGAGATATCTTGAACTGGTAAATTGCATATCCATTTTTGACTTTGTGTTGCATACTTATAACTTGCACCTCTTTTACCAGCACTTGCTTTGTCTTTATAGCTCCAAGCTGGATCAGCATAAATAATGTTGTATTTTTTATCAGGGAAAGGAATCATTAAAAAACCTCATTATCAAAGGATTTAGCTTGATAGCCATAACCCTCTTTATAATGTACTAATTCCATGTCTTTTAAATCAGCTAATCTTGATTTTAAGGCACTATCTGATATGTCCATTCTTGCTTTTATTATTGTAAATTTAGCCCATACACTTACAGGATCATTAGGTGCTTTTTCTTTTTGATAGTCCTCAATAGCCTTAATTGTTTCTTCTCTTGCTTTAGTTAAGCCTAGTTTTCTTGGTGATTCATCTGTTATAGCTAATACACCTGAAGTCACACCCTGATAACCATATAATGTTTGTTCTTTAAATTTAAAGTAAAGATCATCTATTGGAGTGCCATCTTTAACAAGCGTTTGCTTAACAGTAACTAACATAGCCTTATCATCGCTATTCTTATCCCTATCTACTCTAAATTCATAATCTAAAGCTGCTGGTAATACAGAACTACCTCTTGCCCTACCATTACTACCATGACCTGTATGATGCACAATAACTATAGTTGCATTAAATTCTTCTTTAAGTTCATCTACTCTTTGTATAAATTTGTTCATATCTTCTGTAGAGTTCTCATTTAGTCCATAGTTCCTAGCTAAAGTATCAATGATAATCATACCTATATTGCCTTTATCTATTTCTATATCTCTACAAACATTCTGCAACATAGCAAATTCTTCATCATCTCCTATTCTTGATCCTCTATTTGAAACTAATAATGGTTTATCACTAATATTTATATTATAAAACTCCTCATATGCCTTAACTCTACGACCTACTCCTATAAATCCCTCACCAGCTAAGTAAAGTACAGTAGATGGTTTTGTATTAAAGCCATAAAAGTCTTTGCCTGAACTTACAGCACAAGCCATAGCTATTGCTATAAAAGACTTACCTGATTTGGGTGATCCAAAGATAGACATTACTGTACCTCTTTCACATACCCTATCCACCATCCAATCAGGTTCAGTTAGGTTATCCATAATCTGATTTACACTTTGAAAGTATAAAGAACCTCTTGGTGGTTTAAGTTTGTTTTGTTTTATATAACTAACAAGATCATCTGAAGATTTAAAGTAATTGCTTTCGTAAGCATCATACAAATCATCTTTCTCTTTAAAATCTTTAGGTGGATTAGTTATAGTTACCTTGCATCCATTTTGTTTTAAATGTCTTTCTATATCTTTTGCACACTTCTTACCAGCTTCATCATTATCAGGGAAGATATAAACTTCTCTATTATAAATCTTAGACCAGTCTGCTTTATCCCAAGCATTTACCCCACCATGCCAAGTACAAGAATCATAGTTATATATCTGCTGACATCCTTTAAGTGCTTTCTCACCCTCATTAATTATGACTGGTTTATCAAGATGCTTTTCTTCTATATAAATTGGTAATGATCCATCAGGTCTTTTCATAGACCAAGAGCCATTAGTATTTAATGTAAATGGTGCATATTTTTGTTTTATATGATGTCCTTCAGGAAATCTTAAAACCATAAAATTATCTGCATATTTAACTTTAATCTCTGCTTGTCTATACAGATTTATCATTTGTTCTCTTGTGAACGATTTAGCACCACTTTTAGGAACAAGGGGGTGTGTTCCTTTTGAGGAGTAATCATGTTGTGGTGCTAAATCATAACCATATTGTTTTAAGGTAATAGCTACATCTTTGTTAAGGTGTTTTATTAAATCAACAATCCCACCACCAGTATCATTTTCAAAATCATACCAAGTAGCATCTTCAAGATTTAAAACTAAAGAACCTTTGTTACCCCATCTGTATTCTGTTGATGTTGTACTTTTTGGCTCTCCAAGTAAATCTCTAGCTACTTCAGGTGCTATTCTTTGCCAATCTATATTCTGCATCAAAAAGGAATATCTTCATCTGTTAATAAATCATTATTGTCATTGATCTGCTTATTAACCAAATCAGATAAACCATCATTAGGTGATTTAATATCATTATCATTTTCATCTTCATAGTACCAACTAGGAATTACAAACTCATTTGATCTTGGTGCAAACTTAGCAAACTCAAAATTAAGCTCACTTGATTGCCCTAAACCCACCTGTAGTTTTTTAGCTCCTGTAAATTTAACAACTGGTAATAAATCACCATTCTTATCTTTCTCATTCCAAAACAAACCAAGTATTTTATTAAATGCTTGTGTTTCTGCAAATGTCATATTTTGCCACAACAAAGGTCTTGATAGTCCTTGTGGTAATACCCAAGCTGAAAAAGCTCTTTTATAATCTTCTTCAGGTTTACTCTCTGCAACACCAAACTGTTTATCCCAAACAAAGTCATAGCCTGATACTTGTTTGTAACATCCCCAACCACTTAAAAAAGTAGCTGGATCAAGCTGAAGATATTGAAACTCTATTGGCGATTCACCATTATGAAAGCTCATATCTCCTGTTTTCCATTTTAAATAAGGTGATTCTCCACCACCACTATTCATTCCACCTAATATATCCATATATATACTCTCCTTATTAATGTATTGTTTTATCAATACTGGTTAAAAAATCAGCTTCAAGGGTAGTGTAATTTCTTTCCTTAAAGCTAACAAAATCTTCATCGTTTATTACTCCTAAAAAATCACAAGCAACATTAATCCTATCAAATCTTTCTCTGCAATAAATATCAAATTCTTCTTCTAACATAAAACTATTAACATCCATTAGCTTTCTGTAAGATTTCATCTATGTTCTCGCATAGGTCTGTTAATGGCAACATCATAGTTATCTTGTTTGATTGTGGCACTTCTGAAACTAGCCAAGCTGGAACTATGCATTGTATTTTTTTCCTATCATATTTCCATATTAAAATAGGTATGTATTTATCACCAGCACTTTGAAGCGTTTGTGTCCACCAATTATTTCTAGGCATATTACTCCCTGATTTATACCTCTTACATTCTATTGCAAAGTTATCTAAATAAATGTCTGCTTGTCCTTTTTCTTGGTATTGATCCAAGTTTCTTTTTACCCTTTTATCTATATTATTAGATTCAAAGTAAGTATTAATTTTGTTGACAATGTATCTTTCAAATGCAGCACCCTTATTCCTAGAGTTCACCATAATCAGTCCTAACAGTTCTACCACTCATAAATGCTATTTCTTCATAATGCTCACCAGCACCTCTTTGAAAGTAAATCCATTTAATTTGTTTATCTAGCTTTTCTTCAGCTAATTCTTTTCTTCTTTTTTCTACAGCTTCCTTATTCTGTCCCATCTTCATACTCCTCTTCATAAGCACATACTCCTAATTTTAATAAAAGCTGACTAGCAGTTTCTATGCTCATGTTATTTTTAGCAGCAAATATTTTGATTTCTGTATGTAGATCAGTAGGAATCCATAGTGCTTTTTTGTAATTATCTTCCATATAAACTCTCCATATAAATATTAATATTAATATGACTTTATTACCATAGTTAATTAATACTTTCTTTGTTTTCTCTTATAATCAATGTAAGGGCAAAAGATAAACTCTCCATAATACCTATATACTCTCATATATCTATTTGCCCTTTTTTATTGTCAATGTCTTACTTCTAATCTCATAAGCATCTTTTGCAGGTACAACTCTTTCAGGTTGAGCTTTATACTTACGCATCTTCCAGTTAATAACATATTCACCAGTTCTACCTACAGATGCGTTACCCATTTGATCCATAATATGTGCTGATAGTTTTTCTTTCATAGCACCTAAATTCTTAATCATGTCATTAGTTTGTTCTAACTGCTTAATAAACTCTAATGTATCTTCAGGTAGTATTTTAGTTTCATCTTCTGCATTAGGATATTTTATATAAGCATCAGATGTAACTTGTGGCGTGTAGTAATCTTCTTCATCTATTCTTCTATTAAAGTCTATTACCTTTTCTTCTAATAGTTTTTCAAACTTATAATCTTTAGGTATGACATAAATTCTAAGATCAGTTGACTGGTAAAGAATAATTAAAATACCTGCATTTGCTTGTGTAGTTGACATAGCAGCTTTAAGTTGTAAAACACCCAACCAATCAGGCGGTACATCATCAGGATAAATACTTGTGCATTTTACTTCTATAGGAACATTACCATTTAGGTAAACCTCTGTAGAATCTAAAGTGTGTATGCCATTTTCTATATCTTCTTTTATAGTTAGCTTTTCAGGATAAGCCATACCATCTAATGATCCCTCTAATGGCAACATAGGATGTACTACCTTTTCAGTTACCTTGTCATTGTATTTATCTATGCCAATCCTTTTCATACATTCTTGGATCAAAGGCTTCTCTAATACATCACCTGTTCTTTGTCTAAGCGTTTGTGGAGTTCTAATGCTTTCACCATGCCTTGCCCTAATACAGTCATTAAGAACCTCTTGCTTAGTCTTAAAATGCCCTGCATCAAATAAATATGGCACTAAGGAATGAGTGCAAAAATCATCTCTTGTAATCTTACCTATTGGTTTCATCTAGCTATCCCCAATATATATTTAATTTCATCTAGGCTATCCCTGACTATGTATTCTTCACCTAGTACCTCAACTATGACTTCGCTAGTAATATCATCTTTGTAAAACCCACTAATAAACCTAGCTGGTATGTTTAGTTCACCACCACCTGTTAAATTAAATGTTACATTA